GAACGCGCCAGCAATAGTTTGACCATTGGAGGTCATAGTGAACGTAGACGGCGACGCTGAGTTAGTGATAACAGAAGGATCTGCATCGGTAGCCGCGCCAAAAGTCACCGCCACGCGGTTGCCAGAATAAGCGGCGTTCTCCGTCCAACCAGCATGAGAGGCTAGGGTGTCGGCAGCGGCATAGGTGTTGCCGGCACCAGGACCAGTTATTAAACCCAAATACCAAGCGGCTGTGTAACCAGAGCCCGAGAAGTATTTGTCATTCATATCCTGTAGGCCTTCGTTTACCACTAGGTTGTGGAAAACATCTTGCCATTTAAGATTGCCATCTTTGTCGTGGCAGACAACGGTAAACACGCCGCCAGCCGAAGCGCTTTCGGCACTACTGGGGCGCATAATGGACGATGCAATTACAACGTCCTGAGCTTTGCTGATTTCTGTACTCATAGCTTTTCCTTAAGAAATACGCACGATGGCGTTGTTTGCATCTGGGGTGGGGAAGATAACGGTAAACGTATCATTATTGGTTGTCTTATTAGATCCAAAGTCCAACACTGCTACTGTCTTGTTGCCTTTTGAAGCATTGTAAATTAACGCACCGCGAGCAGTAATTGTACTGTTAGCCCACGAAACGCTGCTAAAAGAAACGTATGCTGTTGGGACCCCTGATGTATTGTTCCCAGAGGTGGGAGAAGTACTGACACTTAATGTTTTTCCGCCTGCCGTATAGCCGCTTCCAACTACTTCGCCGGCACTTATATACACCGTAGCTCCTGCACCAATACTGGCGGCGTCGGTATAAAGGGCAATTTTAAATGTATCGGGGGAAGAGGGTCCGAAATTATGCACAGCCTGCAAGGCCTCAACCTTAAAGCTAGTCGTTGCGGTTTGCGTGATTGCCATGTTAATTAGAAGAACGAATTAACGCTGTTGTTGCGCTGTTAGCAGGCATTGCAATGGTGAAATTGGCGGAGGTTTTGTCTGAGCCAAAATCCAAAACAGCAATAGATTTATTTTCTCGGCTGGCGTTATAAATTAAAGCGCAACGAGCCGTAACCGCGGCATTAAAAACTACATCCGAAAAATCAACGTAAGCCGTGTATTCGGATGAGTTAATGGTTACGCCTGTCATAACAACACCGCCAGCCACGTAGCCTGCACCAGCAACTTCGTTGGCGGATGAGTAGGTCGTCGTAGCCTCATTTAAATTAGCGTTAGCTGTGTACAAAGCAATTTTTAATACATCCGTGCTCAAATTGTGAACGGCCTCGTACAGCTCTTTTTTAAAGCTGGTAGTTTGCGTCTGAACAATATTGCTCATAAGACTTCCGTTCTAACTTGGCCATCGCGATAAGCATCGCCGCGCTGCTTGCCGTCTGCTAAGTTTTTGTACAGAGCAGCAGCCTGCGAATAACGATCTTGATAAACCTTGATCATGTCCGCCTCGCCTTTCATGTAAACCAGCGCTTCGCACATAGTTCCATAAAGCAGCAATGAATCAAAGTTATCGCCGAGCCATGTTCGACCATTTGCGGCGTCAACAATGGACTCTGGATATGCGTAGTAATGCAGCTCGGCATTGTAACTATCGTCTGGTGTGGGCCCAAGAATAAATGACAACTCGTCTGAATTATCTGACTGAGGGCCAAAAAGCGCGTAGTGTTTTGGCTTGCCAGTGCTGCCTGGGGTTGGATAAGCCTCACGCATGAAGTTCGCATCTTTATTTAGCAGATACAAATAAGCGCCGCCAGCCGATGGGTAAATGGCTAGGCTATACACAGACAAAAAGTCTGATGGGCACTGGAGATATTTGTTTCCAGCAGTTAAAAATCCAGTGACATTCTTGCGCTGGTTTGCTGGTTGAGCAACGTTAAAAATGCGCTGCTCTGCCTGCCGAATGAACGTGTTCATGTCCACCGTTGCAAAAACATTTTCGCAATAGTCTTGGACGGCGGTGACCAGTTCGTCGTACGTCATATTAACCTTAAGCCATTGGGCCTCGTGCCATCAAACCTTTGGTAGCTGCGCCAGTGCCGCGCACTTTAATGCCGCTAGTTTTGGTTGAGCCGTTGCCGTTGTTGTTACTGATTGCGCCAACACTCATATTAACCGTGTCCGACTTGCTGCGATTAGGTCCGCTGCCGGGGTTTGTTTCGGCTTTGACTTCTTTGCCAGACATGGTGTGTGGCTTGGCATAAACGCTGGCATCGCCAACTTCTTTGCCCATCATCTTTTTGCTAAATTTAGCCATAGTTAACCTCGCTTCTGTGCTGCAATTTTTGCTAAGCCGCGGCCCATTGCTTTCATGTCGGCATTAGTTTTTCCGCCGCCACTTTTGCTTGGTTTGCCGCCCATCATTCCTTTGACGGTGGGGCCGCTATCGCCCAAGTTTTTGCCTTCGGTTTTGCCTTTTTTGGCGATGCCATCAGCTGATTTTGTATATGCCATTTTTAAGCTCCTTCAAGATACTGTTACTGTACCAACAAATGTCGTAGCCACCAAGTAGTTTGGCGTAAGACCTGAATCAAAATTACTAGACCCCCCTACTGGGCTCCATCCCCATTGAATGTCTCTGGAGCCGCCAGATAGATTGCCGTTTGCATTTAATCCCGAGGTGACGTACGTCGTGTCTCTGCGTGGATTACGCAAAGCCTGCGGGTCTTCTACGGGAAATGTTCCAAGCATTAACTGGGGCTGGTCGGGATCCCAGCACTCAGGGCAAACCAGCAACTCATACTTGCGCTGCTTAATAATTTCTGTTTTAAGCTGTTTGAGCTTAAATTGCTGGCCACAACGATCGCACTCTGCAATCGCTATCCGGCCAGAGGCAAAGCGGTTTCCCATTAGTAGGCACCACCATTACCGATAAAAGAGGGGCGAGGAACCCACCGAACCGAGGCTTTTTCCCGGTCTTCTCCGGCGGCAATCTCAAATGTCTCGTCATACATCCGTTTCAGCATCTCAATGCGAGGCATTAGCTCTGGAACCTTAACGGCAATGTGATATGCCAGGCCAGATACCAGGGCTGGCAGAAAGCGAAAATTCATATCGGCAGTTTCGACGCCAGCACCGGCATCCTGCACGCGGCGTAGTCTCCAGTAAACGAACTGGTATGGAGTGCTGTTATCAGGGGTTGGCCAGACTGTTACGGCTGGGAGCTGCGGAACAAATACAGCGGTGCCTGTTGTGTGCGTGGCTGCGGTTGTATTGTTCTGTCCGCGAAACACGCCACCAAGGGTGTTTCCGGTTACGTATGTGTAATAAATGTCTTCGGAATCTAGGCGAATAAAACCAGATCCGGCGAGCCCTACCACCGAGTTCAGCGCAATTGTTGTATCGGCTACTCCAACATTACCGTTTAGCGTTGCTGATGTCGGATTAACTTCGCCAGACAGCCTTTGCACCCAAACCTGAATTGGTCTAGCCTGTTGTAGCTTGTTAGGAATGGTCGCATACGTAGATACGCTGATGCGACTAATTGTCAAATCTGCCTGAGTCGATGCGGTATTTGAGCCCGTTCTAATCACTTGCTCAAGCAAATCAATGGTGTCTGTTGGCAGCGCATAAGTGGACAAACCTGGAGTTAAGTTAATAACCCCCTGTTCCATTGTCCACATATTGATGCCCTTGCTCTGCCACTCAATGGTCATTAGATTCATTGAACGGCGCGCAGTACGCAAATCGTATCCTGAGCGCATTTCTCGACCAGCTCGCTCCCACGCCTCTTCAGCGATTTCCGTGAAGTCCATATTGAAGAGTGTGGAGCCGCTAGTAGTCATGGTTTACTTCTTTGCTGTCTTGGCAGATTGAACAAACGCCTGCGCTGTAGGCGCGCCCTTTTGCCCGGGCTTACGCATTTTCTCACCAGAGCCGGCAGCGATGCGCTTTTTCTTGGCGTTGATATTGGCATACAAACCAACTGATCCACCCTCAGCATACTGAGTAAAGTCAGTATTATCTCGGCGAGCTTTTCGCTGGCCGGTGGGCATCTTAGAGGGCAATATAGCGCCCATTCCGCGACTGGCCTTCATATTTACACCATCTTTCCGCGAGTGTGGCCTTTGGTTACGCAGCCATCAGCACGCGTAACGCCACCCTCTTTGTAATTTTTAGACCCAAAATCATCAATCGTTCTTTCCTTTTTACGGTCAAACTTTCTAACAAGGCTAGGGTCAATCGACTTTGTACCCGAAGAATCAAGCTCCCTAACAATGCCTGGATCTATGTTTTGACGCGCGCGGCCATTTGGCGTCATAAGAATACCTTTGCGCGTATAAGAGCCCTTTGAACCCTTATCTAAATAAGAGCCCAAGTCTTCTCTTAACTGGTCATCCAGCTTATTAGAACGTTTTCCCATCTTGGCCCCCTTAGACCATGCGGCCTTTTGTTTTGCCGCGAATAGCGCAGCCATCAATTGAGCCGCCTTTTGCCATGCCTTTGTGCATGCGCTGCTCGTGGCCCTTAACGGCTTTGTCTGATACCTTCTTGGCCATACCAGCCATCATTTTTTCAGACTTTTCCATTGCTGGGGATTCTTTGGCTTCGTGTTTTTTCATGGCCGCTTTTGACTTGTATGTCTCAGCGCCGCCGTACTCGCTAATTGCTCCGCCCTTTTTGTAGCCCTTTTCGCGAATGGCTTCTGCGCGCTCTTTCGCGGCTTTTAATTCAGCTTCTTTTGCGGCTGCGCGGTTATCCGCTTCAACTTTTTCTGCAAAAGTCATTGTTTTTTTGTCAGTTTTCATATCACCACCTTTTGAAAATTTGCGGCCTTTGTCGGCTGCGATAAAGTCTTTTCCCACAGATTGAGGGACGCCTGCCTTCTTCGCAAATGCAGGGCTGTGAGCCACGGCATTCATGAACTTGTGTTGCTTTTTACTGGTTGACGGCATGTCTTGATCCAGAAAGACCATCAATCTTGCGCTCAATGCGATCAAATCGATCTAGCAACTGTTGCATATCAGCCCGAAACTCAGCCCGCGTCATGTGATCACGCGCAACTTCCTCCCGAGTGCGGTTTAGCAAAATACTAATCCGCTGGAGTTCGTCAAACTTGCCCTTAAGAAAAAAGGCCATGACCGCAACAATCCCTGATAGCAGAATATTCCATAACATCATCTCCATGATCTAACATTTCCATCGAGCTAATGAAGCCGCTTTGCGAGTGGGTTTACCCTTCTCATCTTTCATGGGCCCTGGCATTCCACTCATGCGGGCGCAGAAAGAATCCTTGCGTTTACCACCTTCGGGTTGGGGTGCTTTTAATTTGCTACCGGTTGCGGCGTTATACTTGGCTCGGCCTTTCGCGGTCAAACCCGCCCCCTTGGAGGTGGGTAGCTTTTCGCCACGACCAACGGCAAGGGATGGGGTTTTTTTAGGCATAAAACACAGTAACTTTTGCGTTTGACAAAGTGGCATAAGCGCTGCTCAAGCACAGCACTCCCTCCGCTGGGATCAAAACGCTAAATGTTTCGCCATTAGCAACGGTGTTGACCGTAAACAAGGTTGTTCCACTGGTGCCGCCATCTTTAATAATGACGCTACCGGTAGAGGTGCCTGGCTCAATAATCAATCCACGAACACGTGTACGCGAATCTGTAACTGCACCAGATTCGGCCAATGAAATGGCGCGAACGTCAGTTTGCATTCCCATAATTTAGCTCCTTAAAACAAATTAAACCCCGTTGCCGGGGGAGCTAAATTAACCAGCAGAAACAGACAGAGTACCGCTGTCGTTCCAAATCGCGCCAGCAACGCCGGGGTCAGAAGTTGG